GGGCGCTTTTGTTCGGGTTGGTCGTAAGGCCAGACGTTAGGTCTCATGGTTTCTCCTGTGTGGTGTGGTAGCGCTTCCCATATCCGTACCCCAAATAAAAGCCCCAAATCAAACAAAAAACCTGCGAGGTAAGGAGCGCCCAAAAGTTAGGATCGGTTAGCACTTAGGTTTCCCCCCTGCGTCACGGTAGCGATCCACTAAATCGTCAAACTGATAAACACCCACCATCGCCTCGTTGTACAACGCGGAAAACTTCCTCGGGTTGAGTGTGCGTAAATACGCGTACCGAGCGTGGCCTACGGCTTTTTCTTCCACAAGGGGCGCTTGCGGGGCATAGCCTTTCATTTCGCAGTCGCAGACTTTGCACGGTTTTTCGACCAGTCCGTTGTACACACAAGTCCACACGCTGGGCGCTGCCGTTGCGGATCGCGGCGCATCCATAGCTTCAGCGACTTGCCTCCATGCCTCCTGCAACTGCGTTTCCGCCGCCGCAAGGTGGCTCTCGGCCCGTTCAGCCCGTCCCAAGTACTGCGGCAGGAGGCGCTGCTTGAGGTCGGCGAGTTCTTCCACAGCAGAACACGCCCCCGGTGTCGGGCAACCGCGAGGCTCAACCGTTGCCGCAAGATGCGCGTCCATGACCTTCTTTCTTTCAGCGTCTGGGATGGTTCCCATATCCGATGAGAGCGCGTCAAGTTTGCGAATGAAGTCGGAGATGAGGCCGTCATCTCCCTTTGTTTCCTCGCTTCCGTCTATCCTGTCAAGAAGCCAGCACCGGATATCCTCAAGCAACTCCAGCCGGTTGCGTAGTTGTTCCCGTGGGGCAAAGGGGCTACTCATTTCTTCTCCCTGCACTCGTAGACTTTATCCCCGGCAACACGCAACCCGGCTTTCTGGCAGTGATTTTCCCAGCTACCGCTGGTAACAGTTCCGCCGACCAAACAACCCGTAATAAAAGTTATGAGAACGAACAGGAAAACTTCAACTGGATTCATCATTTCTTCGCTCCTTTTTTCAGCACTTTTGGAGTCCAGGTAAAGACCTCCGGTAACGGCTCTTTGAGTCTTTGCACCCGATTGACCGGGTGACCGACCCAGCGGGTGTCGAGCCATTCGATGGCGGCTTGCAGCTTTTCTGCTTGTGTCATTTTGCCCCCAATGCTTTCGCGTCTAGTGCTGCTAGTAATCCAGCCATGATCTCTCTGGCCTCTTGTGTGCTAAACGTCTGATGCGTCTTTGCCACGATTCTCTCGGCCCTGCGAATTGCTTCGGCGGGAGTCATTCGCAATTCCATTTAGCAATGGCATCACGCAGGGACTGCGCCGCCTTGTTCCTCGGCCCGATTGCATTGCACTCGGGGCAGCACACCGCGATTATTCCGATTTCGATTTCGTCAACCTCAGGATCATCGTAATCGCAGAACGGACAAGGCTTGATTACTTTTTCCATTGTTTGCTCCCTGTGATAATCATTTCGCCATTTGTCCACGGGATATCGTCTGTCATTCCCTCAAACGCTGAATTAGGAACAATCGTTGCGTCCATCTCAATCTTCATTGCAGTCGTAAACTCGTCGCCCAGCATCCGCTTATCTTGGCAATCTGTAATCTCCTGGCTCCCGTAAACCGGCTGCTGAAACTCGGTCCCGGTCAGCTTGTTTTTGTAGGTCAACAGGTTATTCTCGTTCGCGTCCACCAGTTCGGCAAACCGGCCCAGTAGGACAGGAATATGCCGGTGGTCGCGGCATCCCGCCCGTTGCTCGTCTACCGTCAGATCCTTTTTGTGCTCCGCACAACTCCACCGGGCATCGTCGCCCAGTTCTGGGGTTGCGTGGGCGCAGGTACGGCAGTTGACCTGCGGGGCTTCCGTTTCGTGGCATTGCCCCTTGAACCTGCAAAACTTGCACACAAACGCCGCCGCAGTCTCGCCCAGCGGGATTGCTGGTTCCGGCGCAGTAATAATCCGCTCGGCCTTTGCCAGAGCCGCCTTGAACGCCGCCGGATCAGCTTCAATCCGCTCGGCATAAATATCGTCGGTGTCCTTGTTCACCACCATATACATCGCCCGGTCAAGACCGGCCCAGCCCATGTATAGTTGCATCTGAACCCAATGTTGGTTCTTGGAGTCCTTTACCCCTTTTTTTTGCATTGCCGCAAAACTCTTGGCGTTTGCGGTCTTGAACTCCAGAACGTGCCAGGTCTTGGGGGCTTCCGGTAACCCCAGAGCAGCGCCGTCCATGCTCCCGCCAAAATGCCCACCAATAGCCTTGAACTGCCATTGGTTGCCGTCTTCATCCCGGTCTGATACCTCGACCCCAATTGCCCTGAGATTTTCGATCAGACGCGGTTCTGCAAGGTTCCCGGACTCAAACAACCGCAGAATCCGCCCATCAAAGTCGGGTTGTTTGGCCCAGCGGAACGACAGCCACAAGGCCCGTTCGCACTCCTGCCCGATCTCGGACGCGCCCAAGTGCGGGCGCTGCCCCGCCTCCGCAACCTTCTCGTAGTGCTTGAAGATCGCGGTGACGGTTGAGTTCTGACGCTCTGGCAGCATAATCATGATTACTTCTTCGCCCACGGGCGGGCGGGTGCAGCCGGAGCCGCTTTGGGCGGCGCTTTGGCGGCGGGTTCAAACAATTCCGCCGGGGCATAGCCTTTGATCCGGTTGGTCATGCTGTCGTTCACCGGGTTCTTCTCCTGCACCACATCCACAAACAACACGATGTTGTGGAGGTTCTCGCTGTCTTCCGGCGGGTATTCTATTTTGGTCGCTTGGCAGATCGCAGCCAGTTCCCTGTGTGCGATCTCCTCGGCGGTCTTGTTCGGGTTTGCCAGATTGAGCCGCGACCAGAGTTTGCGTCCGGCGTTCTTCTCGCCCACCACCTCAAACGTGAACTGGAGGTACTGGCCTGTCCCGGCCTTGGTGTCCTTCAGTTCGCTGTCGGTGATTATGACCTCGTACCGTCCCGCCTCAAGCGGGGAAAACGACTGCATCGGCTCAACGTCTGTGGGTAGTTGGAGCGTTTTAAGGTTTGCCATTTTGCTTTTTCCTTGGGTTGGTTGGTTTTATTGCTTTACTGCTGCTGCCGATATCGCTGTCATAAATGCCTGAAAATCCAGCGGCAGGGCATCCGGCAGCGAATAGCGGTTCTTTGCAAGGTACGCAGGGCGCTCTGACGTATACATAAGCCGCTCACCCGTTGTGATCCCGCGTGTAACTTTCTGGTTAAATCCAACCTCGCTGGATTTGACCACCGTCTTGTAGTTGGCGAAGAACACGCAATCCGCCCACTCCTGCACCAGCGCCGATGACCTGGCTTGCAGCTTGGGCTGATAACGCTCATACGGCTCAACCTCTGGGCTGTCAAAACGCTTAATCTCGCAATGGGCCAGCATGACGGTCGCCATGCCCTTAGCCCGCAGCCCGTTCAGCGCGTCAAGCACCTTGCGCCAGTAATCGGCAGCAATGACCGCGCCTTTGCCGTAGGCCAGATCCTTCGCGTCATACTTTGTATTGATCTGCTCCCAGATCAAGTTATCCAACCAGTCGAGGCTGTCGATCACCACCGTCTGGAATTCGTGCTTGCCTTGGAGCGCGGCAAGGGCTTCCTGCACTTGCTCAAAACTGGTCGCAAGCGGAAAGTGGTCGACTTCCAATTGTCCAAGACCGTCTTCCGTCAGGATGAAGATCGGGGCCGGGGCGCTGGCTCCGAATGTCGTCTTGCCCAAACCGTGCGGGCCGTACAGCATGATCCTCGGCGGCATGAAGTCGGAGTTCTTTCTGATTGCTTTAAGGTCGATTGCCATTTAATTTCCCCAGATCAAGATTAAGAAACAAACTACCGCGCCGATGGCGCAAACGTAGCTGCAAATCTCGCTGATGCTCATTCCTCCTCCGAGGCGCGTTCGTTGGCGAGGTCTTGCACCATGTCCGAGCCTTGCAGGTGCGTGAGCAGTATTGCCTCGACCGAGGCCCGTTCGCGCCTAATGCGATTCTCCAACGCTTCTGTGTTGTCGCTGATCGCGCACAGGTACATTTCCCATGCGTAGCTAGGGTCGCGCTCCTCCATCAGATAATCGTAGAGGTCAAACTGGGCGCGGCCTTTGCGGGGCCATTGACCGTACTCGAGGATGCACTCGACAATCTCCTCAAGCGCCAGTTCCAATTCGCGCTCGGTCAACTCGCGGCGCTGGTCTTCGTCCCCGTGGGCTTCGTTCTGTGTGCTCATGTCATCTCCAAGTTTTGCCAGACTCGGTCTGGCTGCGTATTCCTAAGCCCCCGCAGAGCAGGGGCAGAGGAATTAGGCTTGCATTGCCGCAGTTTGGTTGGCGTGGTGTTCGGCAACTTTGCGAGCAAAAAACGCAGCTTGTTTGCTGTTCGCGCATTTGCCGCACCGAATTGCGCCGTCTTTCATAAAAGTCGGATAGTCGCCTGCAACAATTGCCCGGCTGTTACCACACGCAACGCGACAAGCCCAAGACCCAATTTTTCCGCTTACTACCAAGTGCATTCCTCTAGCTGCCATTTTGTTGCTCCGGTTGTTTGCTTCGATGAATGGATCATAAAGCAACTATTCTTGCCTTGCAAGCATTATTGCAAAATATATTTATACAAGGTATATTGCATCATCGACAACCATAGGAATGACAATGTATACGGATGACGCGGTGCAACATTTCGGAGGGCGCAGGCAGCTTGCCGAAGCGTTGGGGATCAGTCGGCAGGCGGTCGAGCAATGGGGAAAACTGGTAGCGCGAGGGATGGCCTACCGGCTCCAGGTGATGACAAAGAACGCGCTTGTGGTGGACGAGGCTAAGTACAAGAAAAAGAAATCCAAATAGCTTGGGGTATCTATGAGCAACTGTAGGTGCTTAACAATCAATCGCGTTCTCACCCAGCAAGAGAATAGTCGAGGGTCTTGGATGTACATTGTTCGATGCCTCGATTGTGGTTTTGATGTTGGTTCATGGATTCCTTATAGGAATGTGCGGTACGAAGATTGCATTGACTATGACTACGTTTTCTTCGATCAAATACGTTCTAACCATTATCAAAAAATACAAGCATGGCGAAAAAATAATTACGCCAATTATTTGCAATCGGCTGAATGGGCAAAAAAAAGGATGGGGGCAATGGATAGAGACAACTGGAAATGCGTTTCTTGCGGGGACGATGCGGTTCACGTTCATCACATGACCTATGAGCGAATATTCAACGAGGCATTAGAGGATTTGGTTTCCCTCTGCGAACGATGCCATCAGCGGGAGCATTCACATGGCAGATGAAACAAATACAGTCGTGGAGATCCATCCAAAGGTATTGATGGATGCGGCCCTCAAGTACGCCGAGCGCGGCTTTCGCGTCCTTCCCCTGCACACCATCAAGTCGGGCATCTGCTCTTGCGGCGACAAGGAGTGCAGAACACCCGCAAAACATCCACTTACCCTGCACGGCGCACAAGAAGCCAGCAACGACGAAATGACCATCCGGGGATGGTGGAGCAAATGGCCTCAAGCAAACATCGGCCTCGCAATGGGCGATTCCGGGTGCGTTGCAATCGACATAGACACCCGAAACCTCGGTCACCTGACCTGGGAACAGATCCTCGCCCAGAACGGCGAACTCCCCGAAACCCCAACCCAGCGCACCGGCAACGGGCAACATTACCTAGTCAGGATCGACCCCGCCATGGTCTCCCGCGTCCGTGGCAAGCTCGGGCCGGGGATCGACATCAAGGCCAACGGATATATCGTTGCAGAACCCTCCATACACCACTCAGGGCGGCGCTACGCTTGGGACGATGGTCTAGACCCACTCCAAGGGTTCATGCCCGCACAAGCCCCAGTTTGGCTGGAAAGGATGCTGCTTGAGCCTCTGGGCGGAAACATTTCGCCCAATTCGCCCAACCTCGGAATCGTGACCCTCCCCGTCCAACTGCAAGAAGCCGCCGATGCCCTCTCACACCTTGATGCCGACGAGTATCACCAATGGATCGAAGCGGGGATGGCCCTCCATGCCACCGGCCTCGGAAATGCCGCTTATCAAGTCTGGGTGAATTGGTCGCAGGATTCCAGCAAGTTTGACCACAAGCTCCAACGGGCCAAGTGGGTTTCCTTTGGTCGCAACCGACAGGCGGGCATAACCATCAAGACCCTGTTCTCCCGCGCCCAGGCCGTTGGTTGGGTCAATCCGCTGACCATAAAACGCACAGGCTCATCTAGTGAGCCACTCAATCCTGACGGACTCATCCTCAACCTCGACCAACTCCGCGAACGCGCTTCCGGCCTGAAATGGCTGGTCAAGCACGTTATCCCGGACAATTCCATCGGAATGTTTTTTGGAGCCTCCGGCACATACAAATCCTTCATTGCCCTAGATTTCGGCCTCCACATGGCCCACGGCCTCCCGTGGCTTGACCGCAAGACTCGGGGTGGGGCGGTGGTCTACATTGCAGCCGAAGGCGGCGCAGGACTCTGGAACCGCATCCGCGCTTGGCATCTCGACCGCAAGCTGGCAATCGGCTCCATCCCCTTCTACGTCTGCCCCGTTGCCGTCAATCTGGGCGAGGAAGCAAGCGTCCTCGCCGTCCAGAAAGCTATCCTAGACCTCGGCATTGAACCCAGAATGGTGGTTGTCGATACCCTTTCCCAGACCTTTGCCGGGGACGAGAACAAGCGCGAAGAAGCCGCCGCCTACCTGCGCTCCCTCGGCGCTCAGATCCGCGCCCGGTTCGCTTGCACCGTTCTCCTCATCCATCACACAGGCCACAGCACCAACGAGAGGCCCAGAGGCTCCAGCGCCTTCATTGCCGACCTCGACTTCCTGTTTGGCGTGTTTAAGGAAAAAGAAGATCCAATCGCCACAATGGAATGCCTTAAGCAAAAAGACGGCGATAAGATCGAAAACCTGAATTTCCAATGCGTCCGGCACGTTCTAGACCATGACGAGGACGGCGACGAAATCACCTCCCTTGCCGCCATTTATACGAACCAAGTCTCCGCCCTCGTTGCCGCAGTCGCCGCCCGCCAGGACTCAAATTACGGGAAATTCCTCAAAGCAGCCCAAATGGGAACCCCTGTCGGGGACGCTAAAAAGGTTTTTTTTGCCGACCTCGGCTCAGGAAAAGCCGCCGATACTAAAGCAAAAGCGTGGTCGCGCAGCCTCAATTGGGCGCAAAAAGCGAACCTAATTCGGGTCGAAAATGGCGTGTTTTTTGTCATCTCTGGGCCGGACACAGAAACCTCCAAAAAGGACACATGACCCCTATTTTCGGACATGGACAGACAGGACAACCCCTTAGGAAAAAAGACCCTGTCTGTCCCGGACAACTGTCCGGGGACAGGTGTCCTGTTTTCTTTTCCCAGACACTTGTCCGGTGGATAAAAAGATAAAGGAGGTTTAACAAATATGCGACGAGCCGCCCGAACCGATACCAACCACACAGAAATGGTCGAAGCCTTCCGATCCCTCGGCTGCTCCGTCCTCTCCCTTGCCCCCCTCGGTCAAGGCGTTCCCGACCTCCTCGTTGCCATCAGCGGTGTAACCTGGCTGGTCGAGGTCAAAATGCCCAAAGGCAAAGAAACCACAGACCAGATCGAATTTGCCGCTACATGGAAGGGCTGTCGCTCAATTGTCCGAGACTTGGCAGGAGTTGAATCAACCGTGAAAACAATGAAATTCCTTGCTTGACATCCATTTTTTGGAGGAATACCCTCTGAAAATGACCGCAACCCCTATTTGCGCGACTCCCCTCGCGCTTGCCCACCGCGCTGGTGAACTCCCCCCCCAGCCGCGTTGTGTCCGGGGACTGCTGCTCGTGGGCGCAGCCACAGTCCTCGGATTCTTTTCATGACCAGAACGCAAAACGCAGCTACGTTCATTTCCGTGCTGTTTCATTCGGGAACGAACGCGCATTTTATGCACCTGCAAACGAAATCGTATTCAGAGCACGTTGCGCTGGGCGCCTATTACGACACGATCATCGACCTTGTCGATAAGTGGGCTGAAGCGTACCAAGGCCGCTACGAAGTGATCGCTGACTATCCCTCTGACTATCACATTGCCAAGCGCCCGCTTGCGTACATAGAACAAATCAAAGACTTTGTAGACAAGATCCGCAAAGTTCTGCCTGACGATACCCAGCTTCAGAACATCGTTGATGAAATTGCCGAGCTTTTAGACTCAACCTGCTACAAGCTGAAGAACCTCAAGTAATGGATGACTCAGAACGCCTCGCAGAAGCCCTGAAATACTACGGGAACAACTCGCCCAATTTCGGTAACCAAAAAGAAGAAACCGAGATCGAGAAGATTTTGCGAAACCTGCAATTTACTGGCGGCGGGGGCGGAGGCAGCGGCGGAATGTTCGGTGGCGGTCGATTGGCTTACAACGTCCCGCTAGACAGCACCTCGTCCCTCGCGCCGTATGTGGAAGGCTACGTTGGCAAGCCCAAGAGCCAACCGATTACGGGCGGGGTGACAGGTCTGGGCGTAAACTACAGAAAGAGCTTTTAAGATGCCAAGCAAATCACCTGCCCAAGCTCGCATGATGGCAGCCGCCGCTCACGACCCAAAGTTCGCAAAGAAGGTCGGCGTTCCAGTAAGCGTTGCCAAAGACTATAACCAAGCCGATAAGGGTAAGCGGCTGGCTGAAACCATGAAGCGTATGCCGGGAAAGCGATAAGTTAGTGAATACTAACTCTGGACAATTTAAAAAAGGTGACAAAAGGCCCGGAGCTGGTCGCCCTAAAGGATTGCAAAACAAAACGACTGTCGCGGCCCGTGAGGCAATTGCCCGGTTCGTTGACGGCAACGCAGATCGCTTGCAAGGCTGGCTCGACGAGATCGCCCGAGAGCAAGGGCCAGCCGCAGCGTTTAAGTGCTTTTCAGACTTGCTTGAGTATCACGTTCCAAAGCTCGCTAGAACTGAATTAACGGGCGCTGACGGTGGCCCGCAAGAACTTAAGATCACATGGCAGCAAGAGAAATAATCCTCCCCTATGCGCCTAGAAAAGCGTTCATGCCCTTCCACAACAGAACGCACCGCTGGGCGTGTCTCGTCGCGCACCGTAGGGCTGGCAAGACGGTCGCAGCGATTAACGACATCATCCGCGCTGCGGTTATGTCAAAAGATTCCATGCCGTTGTACGGCTACGTTGCGCCGTTCCGCAGCCAGGCCAAGTCCGTGGTCTGGGATTATCTCAAGCACTACGCTCAGCCGATCTCAGCCGACTCTAACGAGGCAGAGCTAACCGTGACGCTCATCAACGGGGCCAAGATCCGGCTGTTCGGAGCGGATAACGCAGACGCGATCCGGGGATTGGGATTCAGCGGCATTTACTTAGATGAATTTGGAGACTTTAAGCCTAGCGTGTTTGGTTCTGTAATTCGTCCAGCACTTTCAGATAAACAGGGGTTTTGCGTGTTTGGAGGAACACCTCGTGGCAAAAACCAGTTCTGGGACATTAGATCCACCGCCAGCAAGCTCAAGGACGAATGGTTCCTGCTTGAGCTACCCGCCAGCAAGTCGGGTCTGCTCCCTGCTGGTGAACTAAACGCAGCGAAGGCGCAGCTATCCAAGGATCAGTACGATCAAGAGTACGAATGCTCATTTGAAGCCGCAATCCTCGGTGCGTTCTACGGGACAGAGATGCGCGAGGCCGCTGAAGAAGGCCGCATCACCCAAGTGGACTACCAGCCTGAAGTGCTCGTACACACAGCTTGGGACTTGGGATACCGCGACGATACCGCGATTTGGTTTTACCAAGTAATCCGGGGCGAAATCCACGTTATCGACTATTACGCCGTAAGCGGGGCGAATATCAACGAACTCGCCGCAGTCATCGAAGCGAAGCCCTACAAGTACGGCAAGCATTATCTGCCACACGATGCTCGAGCCAAGACCCTAGCCTCGGGCGGTAAGTCGATCATCGAACAGATGGCTGAGCATTTGGGCATAAACAACCTCGCCATTGTCCCGGATCTGTCGGTGCAGGACGGCATCCAAGCCGTGCGCCAGATGCTTCCGATGACATGGTTCGACGCTGAGAAGTGCGACGAGGGCATGGAAGCTCTGCGTCAATACCAACGCGAGTACGACGAAGACAAGAAAGCGTTTAGGCAGACCCCTCGGCACGATTGGACGAGCCATCCGGCAGATGCTTTGCGAATGCTCTCAATCGTCTGGCGCAAAGAGCCTGCTTTGAAACCACCCGACAGGATTAAGCCCCTTATCGTCGGCCCTGAAAACGAAGTGACCCTGAACGATATGTGGGCGACCCATCAGCAATCTAATCAAAGGAAGCGACTATGAGCGGCGTATCGAATCCGTATCGTTATCAGTATGAGCACGTTGCAGCCAGCGCAACCGCGCAAGTGCTCGGCACAACGGGTGCAAAGGGCGACTACATCCACAGGCTGATCTGCACGGTCACCACAGCCGCCACGGGCAACGTTGTCGTCGTTGACGGCTCTGGCACGGGCATCCTGACGCATACGGTCTGTCCCGCAAGCCCCGGCTCAGGCATTGGCGTATATAACGTCGAGATGAATGCTGTATCGGCTGACGGCGCGTGGAAAGTGACGACCGGCGCGGGTGTCGAGGTGATGGCTGTGGGCATCTTCAGCGCGTGATTGCCTGCGTCCTAAAGTCTGGTGGCGACTACGAGCCGAAGCACGTTTACGCGCTCCAGGCTCAATGTGCCAAATTCCTACCCGGCGAGGATTTTGTCTGCCTCACCGACATGGATCTGGACTGCGCGACGATCCCGCTGGTCAACGATTGGCTTGGCTGGTGGTCGAAGATCGAGCTATTTCGCCTGCCAAGCGCGTTGTACATGGACCTGGACACGATTCTGGTGGGTGACTGCCTTGAGATCCTTGAAGCAGCCAAGGGCCACGATTTCGTCATCCTGCGCGACTTTTATCGGGGTAAGACAAACCCGAACGCGATGCAGTCGAGCCTCATGTACTGGTCGAAACCGCACACCGAGCTTTACGACCAGTTCCTCAACGGTGATCGATACTGTGACGGCGGGGATCAGATATACATCGAATGGGCGCTGCGGGATAAGAAGGTGACTTACTGGCAAGACATCACGCAAGGCATCGTCTCGTTCAAGGCTGATGTTCTGACTGTCGGCCTGAAGCCCAATGACAAGATCGTGGCGTTTCACGGCAAGCCTCGGCCTTGGGAGCAAACTCGGGTGGCCTATGCAATATCGTAGCGGATGGGCTGTCCCAGAAAAAGACAGGCATTGCTTTTTTGCTGCTCTTGCAGAGGCTCCAGACCTTAATGCGTCCTTGGA